GATGGCTGGCTCGCGGTCTAGGACAGATCGCTACCGGGTATTAGAGCGCCCCGTTGATGAGATCCTCGATGACCTAGAGATGACCGATGACGAAAAGAAGGTTGCCCGAGATCAATTGAGATTGAGCGTCAAGATGGCAACACAATTATTGAAGGCCCTGAAACAGGATTCGGTTCCTGAAGATATTTTCCCGTATTTGACAAAGTCTGAAGCCATCGAAATGTTGGAGTCAATATCTCTCGCTATTTCGCAAAACGGAATTCCGATGATCTCGTTTAAGAAACATCCGTACTATGCAAAATATTCGGGTGACAGGGACTATCAAAGTGTGGAGATACTGGATATTAATCAGATCGATGAGCTTTTGCAAAAAATAGCAGAATCAGAGAATATTCCGGTACGTGAAACCCTAGAACAGGAAGAATATACGAACTTTGTTAGCTCGCTAGCCGACTTAATATCTCCATCCATTGGTGGGAATGTCGACCCAAAGGATACTGAAAGACTTTACGATCTTGCCATTTCTCTTGGTGTCGACTATGCCGTTTTAGACCTATATGCGGATAACCCCATCGCATTACTTATACGTTCGTTCTATGGCGGACAGGGGAAGCATGATGGCCAGGATCATCTTTCAACCGGTCGAGGATTTGATAGAAACGGGGAGTGGGCTGCTGGCTTGGCACGAATGAACGAAATGCGGCGACAGCTAGAAGGAGCTCGCGAACTATTTAGTTACCTGATCAACAATCCAAAGACTACAAAAACAAAAGATGAGTTGATTGAGGAGTTCGGAGTTAGCGAACGTACATTTACCGCAATTCTTCGCAGATTCATGGCCTCAGATAAAAATAATCCATCGACATTATTTAACCCAACCGATGAAGAAATAATGTCAGCAGTAGTCCATGATTTTGCTTTTAGTAATTTGAGTGCCTTTCTCGGTATGCAAATCAATAAGTGGGTTGAATCATCTATTAACGATCTCGGTATAGATGATCCAGATCTCCTAAAGGAGGCTAAGGCTCCGATCCAGGAAGAAGCCGAACGCCTGCGTAGTGGACTAAGGGGAATGAATACAGAAACATTAATGAGAACCTTTGGGACATTAGACGAATTTCTTGACTTTATTGATCCACGCGATGAAGATGGTCAGTACATCAATGGCAGCAAGTCAACGACAAAACAAATCAAAAGCATAAATAAGATAAACAATGCAGACATTGAACAGATAGTCGATGAAATTCCAAATCACCATATTGATGGTTCTAAATCAAGAACCGACTCCTATCCGGTTATTGGTCGCGACATAGAGAAAATTTTTACCGACCTTGAACTGACGGATGCGGAAAAAGCAATAGCTAGTAATCAGTTAATGGGGGACATCAAGAGGGTTGAAGCCCTGCTGCGCTTACTGAAGGATCCAAATATCGAGATGGATACGCCCGGTATTTCGCGTGAAGAAGCAATTCAGATGTTTGAGTCCATATCACTTTCCATTTCCCCAAATGGGACACCCATGATTTCATTCATGCCCCATCCAGTGCTCTCTCGCTTTGTTCCGCCTGGTCGTGATTATGGAGGTGTTTTGGTACCGGGTATTGAGGTGTGGGAGAGCTTTCTTGACGAAATAGACAATCGTACTTCGTTCATGAGTCCTGATGAGGATTTTTTCCCCTCAGGAGAAAATGAAAGCAAAATCGCTATGAGCACTTTGCCTACGGTACGTATTAAAAAATATCTTGAAACAATGCAAGAGGCTTTCCCGATAGAGGGCGGTGAGTCTCTATCAGCAGAAGAGACGCGTAAAATACGAAGTGAAAATGCACTAAAGAGCAAAAACATGGGTTTGATTTTAGATTATGCCCCAGAGATAGGAAACATATTTAGCACCGATTCCGTAATTTCCATGATTATAACCTCAATCCTGTATCCAGAAGCCGGAACTCTGGGTATTCACGACTCCACAGAGCATCTTGCGGTGGGTCGAGGATTTGATAGACACGGGGAGTGGGCTGCTGCTCTCGGCCTATTTGACTCTATTGATCCTGGGCCAGATGCCACTGAAGGAGAAAAAAATGCACATGCTGCTGCGATCTTGTCTTATCTGCCAAACGTGATAGGTCTAGTTTTAACGGAACTCGATACGGAATTTACTAAAGCATTCGGACCATATGATGCCGAAGAATCCAGCCCGGAACGACGCGACCGCAAAATATTAGCACGCAGAAGAATACGAGACGTATTCGACAGATTGAGGCAACTAACTTCTGAATCCAACAAACCCTCACGCGGTTACGTATCTGCAGCATTCACTGGGGAGGAACTGCTTCGATATTTTTCCCCACCTCGTGATGAAGAATCATCAATAGTTGGAAGCAAATCAACCACCGGTCGCTCCACCCCAATGCGCGACTTTAGCGCCGAGCAGATTGATGCGATATCAGCAGAAACCGCACGACATCACCTTAACGGGTCTGGTGCTCCCAGCGGTCCGATTGAATTAATAGGCCAAGAAGCCGCATTTGACCTAGATCGAACAGACCTTACTCCCGAACAGAAGAAAATTCTTTCAGATGCCTTGCCGGAAAGCCTGGACACTATTCGATCAGTAATCAACATGCTTGAGCGGGGAGAAGTTCCGGAGTGGACTCATCCTGGTCTTTCAACGGAGCAGGCTCTAAAAATGCTCAAATCGTTTAAGGTATCTATTTCCTCCAATGGAATACCGATGATTACCTTTGATCCACACCCCCTGTATTCAACAGGTATTCCAATGGACAGAAATTGGTCCAAGGTAGAAGCACCTTCAGTGGATCAAATACGGGCAATGATAGAAAAATTGCGGGAATTCGGGGATAGAGATCCAGATGATGACTCACATGAGTGGGCCCTGTCGTTTTGGAAATATGCTTCAGGGGCAAGGCTTGGGTTCAACTATGGCTCATTGTTTGATGAACTATTTCCAGCCGGGGGCCTGTTAACTGAAGATGGGAAGTCCAACGCAGTAAGTCCAATAGCGATCTTCCTGACGGGGAAGATTGAATGGCAGATACCACAAAATATTCTTGACATGGTTTTAGCGCGCATGTTTGATCCTATGTTCAATACACATGACGTATTCGAACATCTGGCAACTGGTCGTAGCTTCGATAGACATGGCGAATGGGCGGCTATGGTTGGTGCTGCGCGCAGGGTTTACCATAATCCTGATATTAGCGAAAAAGATAAAAAAAGAATGCTGATTGATCTATTATTTAGTAGGACACGTCTTCTTAATCTCCAGGTCGATACAGCATCGAAATCCGATTTGCCCGATTCAGACCTTGAAGATATCCGTGAGGAGATTGACGACGGTGACCTTTTTTTTGATAGCCCATCGCTGTACGCAAGGGTCTCAAGTTCTGAACTCATCGAACTGATTGATCCAAGTGATGAAAATGGACGACCGATTAATGGAAGTAAGTCCAAGACCAGCAGAACGATTCCACTGAACGCATCTTCTGACTCTTTGTTATCCGACGTAGTGGCCGAAACCGCCCCCCACCACGTGCTGAGGGCCAGAGGGGTGAACCTGCGCCCAGAAGGCGAGCGCCAGAAAAACGAAGACGAAGCTAGTTTGGAAAAAACGACTGCTGATTTTGAGTTAAACGCAGCTCAAAGGGATATTGCTGCCCAGCAGAGTGAAGAGCGGTCGCGTAGGCGCGGTGAGATTGTTGTTCAGGATCCAATAAACAATCTGGCCAGACCATTTCCTCGGTCTCCATTTAAACGCCTTATTGCGGAGATGTCTGCAAAGCAAAACCGAACGGATTCTTCGGTCAGTGGTTCTAGAAGTCAAACGAGTTCGCGTATTGCTTCCGTAGCTGCGCGAACTATGTCCGACGTGGGTCGTGGTCGTGGCGATCTGGTGATCGAAAGGATTAAGGACCTGATTCGGGCACGAAAAAACGTTGAAGATCAACTTAGATATCTCGAATCAAAGCTTTCAGATATCGATGACGAAATGTTTGAAGAAAATGATGCTCGACACTCGCAGCTTGAGGATATAGGCGAAGGCATAGATGCCGAGATCAGGGAGATTACTAAGTCGCTTGGCTTAATGATTGAGAATCATCGAACAGCCGATATCGCCAGACAAGCGTCTTCACTTGCAAAGAAAATCATCGGGCTTGAAATGACTGGGAACCGCAGCCGCATATCTGAGCAATTTAACTTTACAGATGATGAAATGGGCAACATTTTAGAAATGCTGAATGTTGACACAAGGGCACTTAGAGAAATGTTGATTTTGGCACCAAGTACAAAGTCGCTACTGGACACGGTATATCAAATTAATAATCTGATTAGTGACGTTGGATACTACGTTACGATTGACGACAACTTTATTGACTTGGACGAAGATAATGATGAAATATCTAATTTGGCCCAAGACTTGATTAGTCATGCTGTTTCGATTGCTGCAAGAAAGAAGGGGTTGGACAGTATCGCGCGTACGGTCTTGGACGTTGAGTCGCGCCCAGACGACGACATGGTCGATTCGCCAATTGAAATCGGTCCCGGCAGTAAGTCGCGTACTTCGAGAACAGACATCGAAAAATATCTGGCAAACGATTTAACAGGCGAAGATACAATTGAAACGATTGTTGAGAGGTTCAATATTTCGCCACAGGAATTACAAAACATAGTTCTACGAATGGGCGGCCTTCCAAAACTTAGGCGGAATCGTGGAATAAAGATAGGAAATCGTGGTCAGCAGCGTTTGACTGGAACATCGGAGCTCGAAAACTATCTATTAGAAGGATTAAGTTCCGATGATACTGCCTCATCTTTGGCCAAAAGATTCAATATGCCGGTGGGAAGGGCTCGGTCGATTATTAATAGGATGGGTGGAATTAGTAAGCTGCGTTCCGATAGGGGCATTGTGCCAAATAGTAATCGGACAGCAGATGAGGGAATACAAAAGCTTGAACAGCATCTGACCAGCTCCTTGCGTGATACCGACACAATAGAATCGCTTGCTAGTGAATTCGGTGTAACGTTTGGTGGGGCAATTTATCTAGTTAATAAACTCGGTGGTCTGAGAAAGCTTCGCAATAGAACAAGATTGAACTCTGGTGTAAGTGAATCAACAGCGTCGCGTCCGTCCGGACCGCAAACTAGCGCATTGCGTGAACGCTTGACTACTAGTCTAAGAGAAGAAGATACTATTGCTTCGCTGGCTGATGAATTCGGTCTCTCGGAAAATCTTGTTAAATATGAGTCTGAGAAACTCGGTGGTCTTAGAAGTTTGCGTGCTGCTTCTGGCGCAAAAGCATCTGGGCGAAAAGTCAATCGTGCCCAAGGCGCAGAACAGGATTTAGCAGATCATGTGCAAAATAATTTACGAGATACCGACACCATGGCATCGCTCAGTAGAGAGTTTGATCTACCGCTAGATGTTGTTCGCTCCGTGACTGATGGTCTCGGCGGATTACGGCGCCTCAGGAGTACGAAAGGGAACGAAGTCAACAGTGGTAGTAAGTCACAGACGCGCATTGGCAAAGTCAGCAACAAGCCAATCGAAGTACTGGACTCCCTTGAATTTGCGCAACTTAGCCAATGGTATCCCAATGAGGGTGGGGTCCCTGACCCGACTAGGGACGCCACTTCTCAGTATTCATTGCCGGTTTATGATGTTGACGGCAAACGTATCGCATTTGGCACCAAGGGTCTTGGGAGGTTTGATCCAGACTTCGTAGACGAAGACGTTGAGATTATTCCGGTCAACCCATACCTGATAACTGGACACGGCGCAGATTCCTCACTGGGACAATCGTATGCAAGGATATTTTTTGACGCCATGCAGGGACAGGGGATCGAATCTGACGGCACTAATAAAAATCTTGGTCTGGTTGCAGCCTTACTGTATTCGGCATCACGCGGTGACGTCGAGGCGATGCAGGAGCTTGAGCGTCTAGCTTCAGTTGCTCGTGAGAAAATGATCCAGGAACGAAAGAAAGAGAAATTAAATCTGCTATCGTTCATGGGCGATGATCCACAAGATTTTAACTGGAAATATGATGGTGCCGATTATTTGGTGAATGCGGGCAGCGCCGCCAACGGCGAAGCCATTTTCCGTCCAGCAGGAATAGACGATCTTTTTTTGGTACACCAAACGTCTTATCAGCCGACATTTGATGAAGGCGGGAACATTGTTCTACGTCCTGTGTCTGAATATTCGCCAATCGACCGAAATACGGGCAAGCCAATGATTGACCCAATCACGGGAAGGCTCGTTGACGTTGTGCAGAGAGAGACAATCCACTTCGCGCTAAATCATCTTGCTCAGCCGCATGAGATGAGGACTGTTGATGGAGATACTTACGTAATTATCGTACCACTACGTGACGTATTGGACGCAAATCCTGGATCACTTGACAACCTATATGCCGTCGACACCTACCTGACGCCCAAGCCAGGCGAGCCGCTGGTAATCCCAATGAAAAGTGGAAAAGTTGTCAATCTGGCGGCAGATAATTCAAATAGCAGTGATGTTGTTAAAGCACTAGGTGATGTTGGGCGACAACACAATGGATCAGACACCTATGAGACTCGTATCTTCCCTGGTGGTCGTCATTACTCTGCGGATGCGGTCGATAGGCGAGTAGCGTATTTGGCCAAAGTTGAAGTTCCAGAAAATTACCCAGAGTATGAAGGCGGCGTCAGTGTTGGGATTCACCAAGGGCAACCGAATTGGTTCATAGAAAATGCTGTGCCGCACAGTGCAGTGGATTATCGCAGTGCGATGATGACACCACCATACTGGTGGAGGCTATCGCCCAACTTCATATTGAGAATGTTTGATAGCGATGTATTTACAACCGGATCGCTTATTGAAATGTTTAAAGAGCGCGTTTTGAGAGTTTTATAGATAGAAGCACATCAAGTATTTTATTTGCTAATTACGCGACCTGGATGTTGTAATTTAATGATGTTGACGAACCTGGCTAAGGACTAATTGGATGAAAAAGGCTTCAAAGACTAGACACATAAATCACTTATGCAATATTGTCCTACGGGTCAAGGGGTCGGTTAAAAACGAAATAGTAGACGCTGCGCGAAAACACAAAATGCCGCTTTCACAGTATGTAATGTATTGCGTCTGGGAACACATGCGCTCTGAGCGCGGAATTCCTCAGCCTGGTTCTGCTCAGTTCGCCGTCCCTGATACTAGGACAGAATTGGAAGCATACTTGAGGGGTGAGCAAGTTCTAATGCCATGCGGAAAACTATCATGCGATATGGTTGTAAGTGAATTTCAAAATATGGAGTTTTGTGAAACTTGCAATGTGAGGATCAAGTGAAAATCGATATAAAAGATGTATCTGTGTTTTCTAATCCGGCTGATGCTCTAGTATTTTTCGTAGACGACAGTGGTAATGCCCCAAAACAGGCGACTATTGCTGTTCCAGATATTTGTCAAGTAGCCCAGATGATGTTTTTGGCGAACTGTTTTCCCGAAGCGGGATTGGTTTTTACTACTCTAAATAATCAGAAAATTATCGTTTCTCGTCCGAAGTCTGGTCACGACATAATCGCAACCATTTTTGATCTGATCCAAGAATACGAAATCAAATCTGTCAACATTGCGCCAACTGATTTTTTCGATTCCGAGATTGTCGCAGCAATACAACAAGCGAACGAATTAGATGTAACTATGGTCTTTTGTAAATCACTGACGTAAATGCGGAGCCCCTGCCGCGGAGGGGGGTGGGCAGGGGCTCAACGCACGCGGAGGTAGGGGTGACCTCCCAGGGCCATGTTAGCGCCAAAAAACAACGATGCAACCCTAGGGGGCAGAATCCAGCAAACTAAATATAATGTTTGTTGCATCCGTTGAATCAAATACTGTATCACCGTCAACGGCAATATCAATAACAGATCGTTTTTTATCGATTAGTGAATATATTTCTTGGTCGATGGTCCCATTGGTCATCATGTAGGTTGCGGTGACTGAACCTTTTTGCCCAATTCTGTGACACCTGCTGTATGTCTGGTCTACGTCGGCGGGTGTCCACGGTAATTCAACAAAAAGAACATCTTGAGAAGCAGTGAGTGTATGCCCGGTCTTTGCTGCCTGAATAGACAGAACGATGACAGGCGCATCTTCGCATGAAGCTGTTTGAAATTTGTACTTCATGTCTTCGACGGTTTGAACATCCATTTGTCCCTGTATCTTGAGACCACCATATTTGTCTGCAAGTTCATTCACAATTTCTCGATGATGTGCCGCAACAACTACCTTGCGTCCCTCAGAGATACGTTCGTCAATCCACTCGTGAACCATGTCCATTTTTGCTTTGGCGGCGATTTTTCGCAATACACTTATTCGGAGAAGATGGTCGTGGGCCTCCGCTTTTAGTCTTGCCTTTACTGCGGCATTACCAACAGGAAGTCCCATTTCTGCGGCTATCCTCTTGGCCTGCTCAACTAGATAGTTTACGATATCTGCCTGGGCTCGCGAATATTCCTTCATAATTGAAGGGTTGCCATCAACCAGAAGTGGATTATGGACAACTGGGGGTAGGTCTTGCATGACCTGGTCTTTTGTGCGTCGTATATAGCATGTTGAGCGAAGCTTGTCGTTGAGTTCCTCTAGATTCGAGTTGCCTTCGAGGTGCCACTGCCCCCACTTGTCTCTGTAGGCCGCGCAGTACCTTCGATAAAAACCCCACAATCCACCAAACTTATCTAGACGCCCAATAATATCTAACTGTGGGGCGTATTCTGCTGGCCTATTTGTCACTGGTGTCCCCGTTAGACACAACACAACAGCAGATGCTGATGCGGATTTGACGATTTTGCGGGCGGCCCTAGTTCGTTGCGCGTCCATTGATTTACAGTAATGAGACTCATCAAAAACATATGCGTTATGTTTCATTAAATTCTTTTCCCATGCGGCCAGATTGCTATACCCGATAACGACAACGTCGTATGTTCCGAACATAGGAATCTGCTTGCGGTTGAGGCAAACTTCAACAATGCGTTCTGGGAAAAATCTATTGTATTCATTTTTCCAGTTTAAAACCAGATTTGGTGGGCATACGACTACTGCTGGATATGAGGGAAATCCATTGAAGTTCTCATAATCCTGATGAAGGTACTCAAGGGTGGCCATCGCCTGCAGGGTCTTGCCCAAACCCATCTCGTCAGCAATAAAGGATCTGCGCGCATTGGCGGCATAGGCAATACCCGCACGCTGATAGGGAAGCAACGACCCATTGAGTGTAGTTATATTAATTTCAGCATCAGTGGATCGACTTGCCTCACGGAGGGCAGAAAGTTCGGCCACAATTCCGTTAGCGACACTCATAACATCATCGCTGAGCTCTTGACGAAAAGTGTTTGCCCATTTGATAACGGATTGAGAAGCGGAAAGTGGAGCCCTCCACGCCTTCGTATCGGCGTCCCATGTAATTCCATCAATCTGCTTTACTGATCGAACCATTACTTGGTCGTATTTAAATGAAAGTATAAAATAGTCGCCGTCGACACTGATGCCATCACCGGGGTTTAGATGTAAGGGCATATTGAAGGCCAGCACCTCGTTGCTAATTTGAAAATCGTGCTGTAGCGCGAATTCGCGAGCACGTTCAAGGCTTGAAACTGGCACTCGCCAAACTTTTCCGAGCTTATCCCATTTAGCTCCTTGGATTTTCTTTATCTGATTCACCCGAGATTCATCAAATGGGAAATCAAGGACAAGAAAATCATCGAGCAAGTAGAGGGTGGATGCCTGCTGGCCGTTCTGATTTCTCTGAATACCGCTCATGTATCAACCTGCTAATTCGTGATTTTCCCCAACCCGTAGGCTCTGTCCATATTGCCATGTAGACCCCGTTCTCAATGAGCATAGCCTGACATCTGGCGCATGGTCTGGCTAAGCCTATTTCTCCGCTCCTGGTGAGTCGCGCAACATATATTGTTGCTCCAGATGGGTCCCCGGCTTTGCGCATGGCCACCTCTTCGGCGTGGTAAGAAACATCCCCCACTTCGACCTTAGACGGATGATTCCTGTATCTGTTGACGCCAACGGAAAGCACACGTCCACCCTTTACCAGAACAGCACCAACCCTCCACTGGGAGTGAGACGCATTGGAGCACTCGTCTACGGCATAGGTTAGCCACTTCAGCTCTGAAGTAGAAAGCATTATATATCCCGTTCGGAGGCGAGTTTCGCTCCGGGTTCGGCTCCGCCTCCTAGCTGAAAGGCTTTTCGTAGTGATGCTTTTCTTGCCTCTTCGGCTTCACGGGAGGTAATCTCATCGCCAACCTTAGTAATGGTCGCCTTAGATTTCGTGGGGCGACGGAGACGTGGCGAAACTCCGCCCCAGATTCCAAACTCTGTTTCATTTGAGTCGATGGCGTAAATCAGGCATTCCATTCTTACCTGACACTCTCTGCATACCGCTATCGCCGTAGAGATTCCAGGGTCACCGGGCTCCAAATAAAACAGACCCGGATCTAATCCACGACAAAGGGCATCTTTGAAAAATGCTGGTGAACCCATGTTCCCTCCTAAGGCAATGATACGAACACGTGTTGCTGCCGTCAAGTCTGAATATAGAAAACTAAATAAAGTATTTATCTTTACTTAAGCAGCCAGTCGAACTCAGCCTGGGCCAAATCGGTCAGCATTATTCGCTTCCCTCTTCACTTGATAGGACACGCACCTGTCGTACAATCGTCAAGTTCGACCAGGCCGTCGAATGCCGGACGATGTAGCGACACGCCGAAATCAATTTTGCTCAATATTTTCTCGTACGCCTCTTTGGTGATTTCCTCGTATGGGGGCAGTGGGAAGTTGTGGTCGGTATGCAGGAGGAACGACACCGACTTTACGGAATCATCGTAGTTCTTGGAAAGCCAGTCCTTGATTTCCGCAAGTTCTTCCTTGCGATAATAGACGGTTACTGATACGGCATTGTCTGCCCACTCGGTCTGCATCTTCTTTACCCACTCCAACTGAGCCACAGCAGTCATGTCCTTTGCGAGAACAGAACCTTCTGGGGATTCGCATGGGAACTCAACGACAAAGCGTGTGTGGTCTTCACGTCCGTCAATGCCAACGTCGTACTGAACCCTGTAGCCTCGCTTGCGACACGCATCCACCAACGGGTCAGACGAACCGAAGCGAACACGCCGGATGTAATACTGAGCAAATGCTGGGTGGATTCCTGGAGTTACGCCCGGGAGTAGCGATAGTGTCCCAGAAGGCTGAACAGTAGTGAGACGTACCGATACGGGGAGACCATTTTCATTGGAGTACGCGGAATCAAGTGCTTCAAGTGCTTTGTAGGCAGGGTCAAGCCAAGTGATCTTCTCTGCAGGGCACTGAAGGATTCCGGTGATCGACTGACCAAGGCGAGCATTCTTCTGGACGATCTTCGTAGTCTTCTCGTATGGATAGTTCAGGCGCGTGATCTGCTTCTGCGTCTTGTAGAGAAGGTACGAGATGTCGGTCAGTTGCTCTAGAGAATCAATGTTGGGCAGGAAGATGGTGGAGAGGTTGCATGACTCGCCATCACCCAGTGCGATTTCGGCGCAAGGGTTGTATCCCTCAATGGTATGGTCTGGCTTTGCCTGACCGATGCGACCATATTTGCGTGCCAAACGACGATTTACGAGGCCATATGGTTCGCCAGAGCCGTCATAGCCCTTCCACAGCTCTTTTTGAATCATTCCGAAGTTGTCTGCATAAATGCTGTTGTTGGAGTTTGCTCGCCATGCCGGGACGGTTCCGGTTGACCAGTTCTTCGCGCGAAGGAAGAGAACATCGTCGGGGTCACCAATCGCGATTTGTGCTGAACGACGACTTGAGCCAGAAACAACAATGCGACCAATGATGTTGCAGATGTCCAGAACATCAATGGAGCGTAACTTTTTGCCTTCGGGGGGCTTTTTCTCATAGTCCACGCGGTTCTCAAAAATCTTGCAGATATCAGCGATCCCCTCAATGAGCGCTCCCGGGCCAGACGCAGTGCCACCGAAGGTCTTCAACGGAGCTCCGTACTCGCGGATCAGGATTGTTGAATACGAGAACGACTTACCAGTCTCAAAGTATGACTTCAGGACAGCGTGAAGTAGGCGACGCCAGCCTTGACGCGAGTCAGGGACAATGATGTCGGCATCGTTGGAGCGTTCGTGTGTGATTGATACGCCCGTCTTGACTTTGGGCAGTTCATGAATTTTTGAACGCTCAACCGAAAAGCCGACACCACCACCGAGCATGAGGTAGTCAAAGAGGAGTTCAAAGTCTTCAATGCTCTCAATATTGGTGAAATAGCAGTTGTTAAGACTCGTTCCAGAGAACTTGTGTGTTAGCGGAGTACCCAACTGCCACAGTGACCGACCGGAGAATGAGCAACGAAGGTTAAACATGTGGTCAAAGAGTCGCTCCGCCTCCTCTTGTGTATAGGGCACGCCAATGTCAATAGCGCCATTGATGACACGCTGAATTGTTTCCGGCCATGACTCAGTGTCGCCATTTTCTTTCTTGCGACTGTAGGTGCGCAAGAAAACAATTTCACCCATACCATTGAATCCCCATGGCGGTGTTTGTTCTGAATATGAACGGACAAAATCATCGTTAATGCGAGCCATCGGAAGGTTCCTTCTGTGTGCAATTCGTGGAGGACCCAGTTTACCTCAGGACAAAATAATGAAATTGTCTACTGTAAAACTAATCTTGTTTTAGTAAACCAATTCTTATTGCCTCATCCCTTGTAATACTGGTCCCCCTCCTATGAACGAGCACCTTAGCACGAGTGTATGGAGTGATGTCGCGCTCCTCCCAATAATCTTCTTCCAAAAAATACATTGGAGTTGCTATGTTGGTATTGAAATCAAATCCGACAACGTGGTCGATCTGTTTTTCACCAGCACAATCCCCTGTTGGGTGCCCACATACGGGGCACGGCTCTCGATCTGCCCTGATTATGCTGTAGCCATCTCCGCGAGCACCGGAGCCATTGAGGTAGTCGAAGAAGTATCCCATGCTCAAATTTTACAAGATAATAGTGAGCCAGACGGGAATTGAACCCGCGACCTGCATTTTATAAGAATGCTACTCTAACCACTGAGTTACTGGCTCGTGTTGTCAAACATTATGCACAATGAACTTTGTGGTCAAGCCACGAACTCCTGAACATTGAAGCCCATCTTTTTGATAGCCTCAACTGATGAATTTATCTCATCGTCTGTTATTTCGTTGGGGTGATCAGCCGTCAAGCAGTCGATAAGCATTTTCGGGAGAGGTGAATTTTTTAACACCACGTCGGCTCCACTGACAAAGCCTATTGGACCACCCCAATGTACCTCCCTGCCCAGCGCATAGCTATATGTGACAGAAGCCAAGTGAACTTCCAGGGAAGACGTGACTTCGTTGGGTTCGCAATGTGTAACTGTAATGCATTCTTTTACTAAATTATCCTCTTCCACAAAAGCAACCGAAAGTTCACGGCCGTCCAGGGAGTTTTTGTCGAGTGTCTCAAATCCTTCGGCGACAATGCTTATCGCGTCTATTGCCCATCCATGTCGCATGTGGGCCAAAACCGCTGACGATAACATCAGTCGCTTAGTCAATGGGACCACAGCAAATTCTTGGCGCAACTGCGCTACAATAACCAATTTATTCTCGCTCCACCCGAAAAAATTGAAAGTAAGATCCTCGCCTATACCAAACTCATCAACAAATGATTCTTTTGCTAGTTGTGCGGCGCTCATGCATAGTGCCATTTTGCTCATGGGGTCTGGATACGTGTTCATTAAATGCATACTAGTACATCCAATAGTTGCAGCAGGGAAGGAGGGTGTGCTATTAGTATCTACTGCCGACACACATAGTCAAGGAGATGATATGGCCAGCAAGAAGACAAACCCAAAGAAGGCAACTGCCAAGAAGCCTGCCCCAACCAAGAAGACGGCAGCGCCCAAGTCTAAAGAGAAATCCGCGGGAAAGGCTACTCCAGCCCAAAAGCCCGACCGCCCAAGCAAGAAGGCTGGCCATAAATCCCAGACCGCGGTAAAGTCTCAGGCTGTCGCCAACCCTACTTCCACAAATGGAGGTGCTTCGAAGGTGACGGTCAGCTCAGGCGTTTTTGCGCCGACCGCGATTCCGTCGAATACTTCTTTTTCGGCCGCCACCGGATCGGTACCACCGGAGTCAGTCCGCAAGCAGTTTGCGGATTCACTGGCGTCTAATGCTCCGGTGAGAAAAAATTTCAAGAAGAAGAGCCGAATCCGGCGCCTTTTTGGTCTTTTCAAGCGCTCCAAGTAGGCGCCAATCCTCGCAGTATTGTCGTATATAATATGACGGCAGAGGTGATGACATGGACAAGAAACTTAGCGCAATAGATGAGGCTGCGGCGCTGATCGGCGCTGATCCTGAGAATATCACAGAAGAGCAAGCGAGAAATATTCTTCGCCGCATGGTGATGACAAGGGAAAATATCCGCATTAGGAAGGGTCTGGCATCATTCGAGAGAGCTCGGGAAGAGTCCGACAATGAGTGAGCTTGTTTCTCGTGTCCGCGAATTGAGTGCGAGGATTTTCGAGCTCGAAGACCTTCTATTGTCGGAAAAACGTAAATACGCAGACGAAGTCGATAATGCTGATAATTTAGCATACTTACTGACGCTCACGCACGACGGAAGGCACTGTCCCCCGATCTGTTCATTTTGTGATGGGATCAGGACACATGAGCGGCGTAGGGCAATTGATTATGGATTGATTGGTTCTAGTGAAGAAACAACAGCGTGACCCTGACGTCGTCTTTGGGCCAGTGTCGGTTGCCCTATTTATCCTTATCTACGATCTTGTTGCTATTCGCAAAAAGCGGAAAACAATAAGCACCAGCATTCGTCGACTCACTACGCAAAGCTCTTTTGGTCCTGAAATAGCTGGAGCGGTACTTGGGGGATTGGCTTTTCATCTCTTTTTGAGGCAAAATTGACACCCGTCCCATGACGTGGTAATTATTTGGTGTGCACTTAGCGATACTCGAAGACTACATTTGCAAACTCATGGATCAATCCCTTGACAAACCACACGCTCGACGGCGCTTAGACGTTATGTGCGGCGAACTTATGGATATACTACTTTTACAAGAGCAGGTAATTCCGGACTTTGTGATAGATGGAGATTCGAAGACAATTAACATCTATGGAGAGAATCCTAAATTGAGCGATCTGTTGAATCACCAAGGACAACGGAGGTTTAAAATGAAAAAACTCGTGTGGCTTGGGTTGGCCGCAGCTTTTGGCGGAGTCTGTTTTCTGATTGGGTTTTTTGTGGCGCCATGACGACAGATGATGAACAAAAAATAACGGTGGCGTCACTATCGCCAGAATACCAAGAATCATTTGTGGCAACTCGCATGGAGTATATGGGACGAATTTGGCAGCTTGATTGGAACGTCGAACAAGCACTGATGAGGCTATCTGTTGTCAAACCACCAGATAATGGAAATAATATTGAGCTTATAAGTATTGTTTCTTATATGAGGCCCGGACACAAGGACTACGTTGAGGGGCGCAGCCTAAATGAAACTCTCCGTGCTATTATTCTACAGTTTTCCGATCATGGGCCAGTAACCGAAAATGATTATGTATCGCCATGGGAAAGACATTTTAACCACAAAAGAAAGGCCTAAAATGCTCTCGAATAAAAAAATTTCTGCTGAGCGCCTATCGATTTGTTTCGATTGTGACAGGTTCTACAAACCGACCAGGCAGTGCAAGGAGTGTGGTTGTTTCATGAAAGTTAAAACCCGAATCCCAACGGCGACATGCCCACTGGACAAGTGGTGATCATTCCTCTCGAAACCGGTTTACGAGCCGTCGGGGGCGGAACCGCATGAATCTGTTGACACAGAATAGCGAACTACGCCGTGTTGGCGTGTGGAACTGGACAATCCCAGCACACGTCGTTGATCTCGGCGACGGGACACGGTTCAACTGCTGTCCTAACGCTCTAGCCTGCGGCCGAGTGTGCTACGCAAAGTTTGGCACCTACACCTTCAGCAACGTGCGACGCAAACACCTCGCCAACCTGATGATGGTGCTGGAAACACCGAAAAAATGGCAGACCGAAATGGCTATTGAGCTCGCTCACAAACGAATGCGCCCCACCGGTAAACCGACACAAATTGACCACGACCCCAACGACGAATGGCTGGCAGGCTGGATCGCTGACGGCGGTGTAGCAGTTCGAATCCACGATGCCGGAGACTTCTTTTCCGAGGACTACCTACAACTATGGATTAACCTGGCCGAAGACTGTGAAGACGTAATGTTCTACGCCTACACCAAAGAAGTCGACATGCTAAAAAACACCAGACTGCCAACCAACTTTCGCGTGATTTACTCGTACGGCGGGAAACAAGACCACATGATCGACCGAAACACCGACCGCCACGCCGACGTGTTTCCGACGCTCGAAGCGTTGACCAAGGCCGGATACTACGACCAGTCCGACAACGACCTACTGGCTGTCTGCGCGCCAAGCAACAAGATCGGCATCGTTGCTAACAACCTTCCGGTTGCCAACAAACGATTCGACGGACGAACAATGAGCGACCTATGAACCCGCTGTCCGACGACGAGTTTTTTCAGCTCACCACTACCGAACAAGACGAATATTTGCGTCAATAATTCCCTCTGCAATCGTGACTCCGACCATATCGCAGTTCCAGCACAAGACAGAACTTGGCTCATCGCTTCTATTTCTAGCCCAGTAGACCTCGCAAGCAAAGCAGTACATTACGACTGAAGTGGGCGGCATTAGTGACAGGGTTTGTATTAGGTACTGCGGCCACACGACTCCGCTTCCTGGCCCGACCTGATCTTCGGTTCCATTATCCTTGGGCGACCGATGAGGCGGACCTGTGATTATGAAATTAACACCTTCATCGACTAATTCGGAAGAAGTTAACGGAGGCGTCGGTTGCAACGAAGACAAAATTCTGACCATGGGTAAGATTTGCGCATATCCAAGGGGTGCGCGCAATCTAATATTTCTACGACTTTTTCATTTATGGTGTTGCGCAAAAATTCTGCGAGACTAAGTCCACGCGCCTGCGCTGCTTGCTTCCAGCGCTCCCTATCATCATCAGTCGTCCTAACCAGGACCTGCTTATCTGCCGGTGTGTCCCCTGAAATCTTTGTCGAAATCGAGTGGTCCATACTCTCGGCAATGTCGTACATTGCTTGCTCCAAATTATCCACTGGTTCCGTATTCTCAGCGTTCGACATGATTGTCTGCCTCCGGGCGCGATTCTACTTCACTTACTACCTCTGCATCAACGATAACATCTTTGGGTGAAAGCAATTCGCCAACTATTTGTGATGAAATAATTCCAGATCGACCCATTAATTCCAGCAGTGCCCTTGCTTCCGCTTCTGGGTTGAAGGTTTCCAGATTGGCCGCTGCGGTTTCGCCCACAAGAGTTGATTTGATATTGTCTTGGGTTGTTACGTCCATCTGAATACTGAGATTGCTTCTGTCCATCCCAAGTAGCTTGGACCGTCTATCCATGATTAAAAGAACCTGCTGAATCGCCTTAAGATCTGGCTCGACCTGGACTTCGGTACCATCGTCCATGCGCACCTTACGGTGCTGGGTCAACGGCCAAATAGAGGCCTGGAGACTATCTAGTCGCTCCAACTCCATCCTCAGGACCTCCGGATAGGCGAGCATTGTTTCTCTATTTAGTTTTTCTAGCTGCCTATTGATGGCCTTCTGCACGACGCCGCTCGAAACACCGAAACGTTTTGCTATGTCGGCAACAGCCATCCCGCCCTGTCGCATTTTGAGCATGCGGGAATCTCTTTCGGCAAGAAACTCTTTCGTCATTACTGATGGTGTGTTGTCTTTCATCTGTTCACCGCCCGGAATTCAAGTGGTTCGAAAGGCCACTTTTTGCCTCGCTTCATTTTGGTGGGCCAACGTCTCTCATCGCGCTCACCACGGAAATGGCGAACGTCATATACACATTCTCCCACACTTGTGGCATCTGGTTGTAAAGATAGACCGAATTCAGGCCAACGCGACCAGACCGCTGATCCGAACGGTCGCAAATTCCGGCTAGTCATTGACTCACCAAGAGGGGCGTGATGCTCTAGCCAAAGGGCGCAACCGAACGCAACGCGAATAGTGTCAAGATATTTTATCACTTCAACCGCTACTGATTCAGATGTCTTGTTCCCGGGGTCCAGGAAGGCCTTATAGATGGGACCGAGAACCAAAAGGCTTGGCTTAATGAGCTCTAGTTGGGTTTCGAGATATAGGCGGTCAGCGGAAGAAAGCAAGTTGAGGCCGTCTGGCTTCATGAGCAAGTGTGATTGGGACCGCATAGCGTAATTCATTGACATTGCTGCGCCGTGAATCGCCCGCGATGTGCGGCGAATAATGCGCTCAGGGTTTTCCAGGTCAACAAAGAGTGTTGTGATGGGTTTTATCCTCTCGAACGTAAAGGGATGAACCCCCCAAGATGGAAGAATGGCAACCTGCCTTGCAAGCATCGTCTTACCCACGCCCTCCGCTGCGACCAAAATGACCCGCTCTCGCCTCTCCAAAAGATCAGGAATAAGCCAATCATAAGAATCATCAGTCTCTTCTTTAACGAACTCATGCCAATCAACAAGGCGTCCGTCGTTTGTCAAAGACTCCGACAGCGCAGATGATGCCAACAGGGAGACTTTTGTCAATGTGCGAAGAGGCGTTGACCCGTCGTCAATCAGGAGCGACTTAATCTTTGACAGCATTTCATCTGCCTTAGTTGGGAACACCTCCTCAAAGTTTTCGTCAGAATCTTCATCAGCAAGTTCCTCAATTAAGCTTGATTCGCTGGTTTCCGAACCCTTCGTTGCGCTAGATTCGTCAAAATTAATTAGCTCACTCATCTGACCACCATTTTCAAGGAAGTCGGTAATATCTTTTTTGTGCGGACATACCCAACCCTGTACATCGGTGCCAGCTTTTCGTAATTCGTCAATAACGTGGGCGGCATGGATTCGCCCTGGCTCGTCATTGTCGGCAATTACGTCAACTGTTGCGCCAGCCAAGACCCGGGTGTGAATGTCGAGCCACTTACCAGCACCGCCCGGCATCGTGGTCGCACAAAGACCAAGGGCAGTCAGCGTGTCTGCGTCTTTTTCGCCCTCAACAACTATAATTGTTTCGTTATTTTCTTTTGCTCGCATAACTTGCGGCAGGTTGTACAGGACCTTGGGCGTGTCCTCTAGTTTGTAGCTATACCCACCTCTTCCATCTGGACGACGTTGGCGAAAGGTTTTTTTTCCGTCTTCCTTTACGTATCGAACTTTTTGAAATAGCAACTCACCGTGCTCTGAGACGTAGTTGTATATTGCCACTAACTTTAATTTTTGCGGCTCTTCAATTTTGAGTGGACGAGATGATTTCGGCTTCCAGCGGTCATTCTCAGTCGGTGACCATTCGCGAGATGAATCAGGGGACATTAAATCTTTTATTGTTAGACCAACCGAAGCGGCAATTTGGTCAACCGTACATCCGCCCGCCCGGTGGCAGTGAACGAGAATGACCCCATCTCTTTCGGCGACAGACAGGGAAGGGTTTTTGTCATCATTTCGGCAAGGACAACGCGCGTCCCAGCCATTGGACGTCTTCATGACTCCGTCCAGGCGTGAGAGAAACTCTTGCGTGTTATAAAGCACGATTGCCGACCCCCAATACGTCCTGAATAGTTGGTCTTTTCATTTTTATATTTAAAGATTTGCGCAACTTTTCACGCTCAATCTCCGGGATGCCACCCCATATCCCAAACGGCTCCCATTCCAATGAGTAGTCGAGGCATGTCAGTCGAATTGAGCATTGGTTACAAATGCTTACGGCCTTGCTGGCGTCACGCTGTGCCTGTTTCCGTTCTTCAACCGGCTGACGATTTGAAAAATTTGGAAACCACCAGTGGGTCGGTTGCCCGACACAGGAGCCACCAGTCGGCGGATATTGAATTTGTTCCCCCACTTCATCCCCTCACGTTCGTAAGTCGTGCTATGTCTTTGGCTGAAAGAAATATGTATGCTGATGTGATCGTCAATCGGCCTGATGCAGCGTCCGTATTGACGCTGACTGCGTCTACCGGAATGCCGAGCAGTGCGGCAATCTCCGCAGCAACACGTCGCACCAGAATTTCATCTTCGCTGATGGAGTCATCGAAATCAAGTCGCGCATCAAAGTATTTCGATGGAATGGCCGGAGCATTAGCGAGCTCTGCTTCTCGTCCATCAGAATTTTTGATTTGCTGGTTTGAGGTTTTAAAAGACAGGCAAACTGAGCACGCGATACGCTTGGCCGATGATGCCCGCAGCAATAGTTCGGAATGTCCGCACTCCAATTGATGTTCATATCTCACCGAGCCCCATGAGCCGATTTTGTTAATCGTGATGATGGCACGCTTTGGTGCTTGACGACGTCCGCTCATTGGGCAAAGAATACACGACTGGTGGAGCCTATTTCGGACAAGCAAAAGCCCGCCATTTCTGGCGGGCCCTGCTATCGATTCCTTCTCTCTGAGGGGAATTATCGATGTGTGGTGGAGATCAGAACGGCTCGCTGTCCTCTTCGATGACCTGGCGAGCAGCCTGGCGTGGCGCTGAGGCCTTCTTGGTTTGCTGGCCGTCCGGGCTGCTGCGACGCTTGCGCTCAAAGGAATCAATCGAGCGCGTCTGAACGCCTATGGCGTCTGCGACCAACTCGACGATAGACCGCTTTGCTCCGGTTTCTTTGTCCTCCCAGGAGCGCTGCTCCAGGCGACCGGTAACGATGATGCCTACGCCCTTTTCCAGAACGTTGGCTGAGTCGTCGGCCAGGTAGCGCCACGCGATGACGTTGATATAGGAAACCTTCTCCTGCTTGTCGCCAGACGCATCGGTCCAATAGTGATTAACTGCTACGGAAAATGCCAGACGTGGCTTGCCGTCCGCAGTAAACGTGAGCTTCGGGTCATCGGTCACGTTGCCGATGATCGTCGCGGGTGATTGACTCATTGTTATCTCTTTCTGTGTTTTTGGGGCGCGCCCCAACTCGATGAGTCGGAACATTACTTACTCAAAAACGTTGGAGCAAGTCCTCCTAGCGGAATCACTGAAAATATACGAGACTAGTGTAGCGACAATTCATACATTACATAATTTGGCACGACTTGACATCGGTCGCCGTAGTGTTAAAGTCGGAGTATGAGCGAGAACTTTGAAGCGAATTTAACAGTGGCAAACAACATTGCTGGAGCTCTTTTTGCGTACGCAACACTGGACTTGGGTAACCTGAGTGATGCTGAAAAAGACGCACAAATGGAGACATGTCAAGATATCGCAGATTTTTTGGTATTCTCATTTTCCATGAGCTGCGGAGTGTCTGAAGACGGTGAATCGTTCACCGCAACGGGTAAGTTCGGCCAATATGTTGAACTTTTAGAAAAATTTCTCGACCAATAACACCAGGTCAATACATTAATTTGTGATTTTTGCACCGTCAAGGGGTTGCGCAACTGTAATCAGATGGTAATATTCGTACGGTAATGGGGCAACCCGTTCATACGGAGGCACACCAAGTCTCCAGCCGTATCCGCCGAACACTGGAGACATATGAAACATCCGCTGAGGCTTTTTCTTCCTATTCTCATCGTCATCCTTGGTTCCGCAATCGGAGTCAGCGCCATTGGAAAGGAGGAACCCAGCGTCGTGTCCACAACGACAACAACTGTTGCTCGTGCCGTTACCACAACGACACTGCCAACAACTGTTGCCCCCACGACAACCACGGTTGTCGCGATATCTCCTCTGGAGTTCTTGTCTTTTGCGTTGGCAATCCCCGCCGATGTCCCTTGCTTAGAATGGGCCGGGGTCGCCCATCTTGCTGGTTGGCCTGTCGCCCTATTGCCAGAAATACTCACGATTGCCCATCGTGAGTCTCGTTGTCGAAACGTCATTTTTGGTCACCCCGACTGGAACGGCTCCGACAGCGGACCACTACAAATCAACAAGGTGTGGCTTGACGAAATTGAGTCCAAGTACGGGCATCAGGGGTACGTAAATATGCCCTTCTACAACTTTGCCTGGGCCTGGGAGATGTATGTGTGGTTCGACGTTCATCGTGGGTGCGGGTTTGCCCCGTGGTACAAAACCTATTCATGTAAATAAGGGGGCGTTATGAAAAACGCAAGACGGTTCGTTGTTAGCATTTTCCTCACCATTTTAGTGTTTGCCGTTGCCACCTGTGATGTTGATTGGCATAAGGCGAAAGCCATCAGCGTCACCAACAGCACTCAGCCCATTGACCTTTCCGGGGTTGATTGGACGGGACTGGCACGCCTTGTCCATGGCAAGTGCGGGGAGTGGCACGACCTTGCTATTGCTGTTGGCTGGTCTGAGGCCCAATGGCCCAAGTTGAGTTACATCATTCATCGTGAAAGCCGCTGCAAAATCAAATCACTCAATAAAACCGACCCCAATGGCGGAAGTCGTGGTTTGATGCAAATCAATGGCTACTGGTGCCGAAAAAATAAATACAATCCGACCGGCTGGCTTCAGGCAAAGGGAATCCTTAATAATTGTGATGATCTGTTTAATCCCGAAGTCAACCTCCGTGCCGGACTTGCCATGTGGAACTACAGCCAAGAGCGCAATAAGTGTGGCTGGCGTCCCTGGGCTACTCGCTGCTGAGCAGCAGAATACGCATCCCAATTTTGGGGCGATACGTAATGGAAAAGCGCCCTGTCGCTTGACCGACCATAGGCGAAGATGTATTATGCGGAAAGCCAATCAAAGGGACGTGCGGTGTCGACTCAAGTCATAAACTCACTAGAGGTTTGTGGAACTCGCGTAAAATCACTCGACGAGGCTCGCAGGGTAATCGTCGATGCGCATGAGCAGAAGTTTGGTAAACCGCTTGCGTCGATGTTGCCCGCGGAATACTCAAAAATGATACGCGAACTTGACGCTATGGGCTTTTTCGCACTAAGGGGCGCTGCTACATACCTCTCAAAGAGGCTTGGTGTTTCTCGGGTCACAATTTATAATTCCTTAAAGAAAAGCAATTTGTAATTTATTACTAAGTGCATACCGCTTGGCGGAGATCAATAATGTATTATTTGTTGTTTGCATATATTGCAATTTTATTGATCTGCTGCGTGACTGGGGGCGAACATGTGCCTATTTTTTTACTTGTGTGGTGTGGCTACAGGCTATATCGCCTGGCGCCTCGTAACTGCTCCTCGTCTGTGGGATAGCGAAGAGGAGGCAAGGCTGTGGAGAACAAAATGGTTGTCTGCTCAAAAGCTACTAGATGAGATAAATATTAATAAAGATTGATATTGCCTATTGACGGCTTGTATGAGCTATCTGGCACGTGTACACTTCTTCTATCTGAATTCATCCAGAGGAGCTGCAATGTCTCACGGCCTAGATAAAACGAGAGCTGGCAAGGTTCGCATGGCCTACTCGGACGTCGAGATACCCTGGCATCGCATTGGGACACCAATGACTGGCCTTCAGACTTCATCGGAGATGCTGAGGGCTGCTGGGGCGGATTTCCGGGTTGTTTTGACCAGGGTTGCCGCAGTGGACGAAAACGGAAACGTGATTTATGTTGTTGACGGTGACGGCAATCATGCTCCGCTAATTGTGGACGATAGTCGTGCCACGGTTCGGGTGAATGGCGATGGAACCTACGATGCGCTGTCTACTGTTGGTACCCGCTACGTGGTGCAGCAAAATGCCGATTGCCTGAATCGCGCTTTAGAAATTGTCGGGGCGAGCTCGGGCGATGCTGTCGTCGATACCTGCGGGGTGACCAATGGGGGTCGTGAGTTTTTCGCATCAATCGACCTGGGTCCACTTGTGCTTGATCCAACGGGGGTCAACGACAAAATGGAAAGGTATTTGCTCGTTCGAAATGGTCATGACGGCAAGACCCCCATAACCTATGCCAATACCTCGGTCAGGGCCGTTTGCAAAAATACGGTTAACGCAGGGCTGAAATCATCTTTACGAATATTTACTGCACGTCATACAAAAAATCAAGACAATGTCGTAAGTGAAGCTCAGGCTGTTCTGGAAATATCAACAAAATGGGCACGAGATTTTACCGAAACAGCAGAGAGAATGCTCAGAATTCCCATGCCTATTTCTTCCCGTCGATTCGACTCTTTTATTGGCGAGATGTTTTCCGCCAAGACAAATGAGAGCGCCAGGCAAAAGAAAAATCGTGACGATGTAGGTGAGATTATTCGTGCCCTTTATGTCTCTGAAAAAAATGCTAGCGGCTTTGGGTTTAATGGGTGGTCGGCATACAACGCCGTTGTTGAATATTTTGATCATTTCCGTGACGCAACCCCAGAGGACAGGGCAGCCTCGTCCATGGACCCCACTTCGTGGGTGTCTAGAAAAAAGGAAGAAGCTCAGACTTTAATCCTTTCAATGGCCGGACGATATTCGTGAGACAATTAGTCAAGCGTCATTCTTCCGCAAGGGGTGGGCAGCTATGAACTTTGAAGACGAAGATGACAATGAATTCTCAAGAGCTGACCTGCTAAATTTCCTTGGAGAATTCATCAGCCAAAACCGTGATGCTGACTCGATATATCGTTCTTCCTTGTGCGGAATTCTGGTTGCTCGCATTTATGAAGAATTCGGTCAAGGTGGACTTTGCGAACTGATGATGCAGATTGATATTCGTGGCGGGTGGATATCTGACATAATCTTCGAGGCCTCGGACTTCAATAACGCATTATTTAAGCGGCATGGTATTTATGATGATCAAATCATCCTAAAAGCTCGTAGCAGCTCAACAATGAATGAGATGAACAAGAAGGTATGGCGACTGCGCAGAAAATACGCAAATATTATTGCTGATGAAATCGTATCCATGAATCAGGAAATGGGCGATGATGCTGCGAGGTAGACCGAGGGGGGAAAAGTAGTGTCCCGCTTCCTCAGTCGAATCATTAAGATTTGCCCGCCCTTCAAGGGCAGCCAAGAGCAGGTTATGAAGAATTACGATAGCCATACATGGCGCGTAATCGATATGGACGAACGATACTCAGTAAGTGGGATCGGAACATTCGTTGAGTGCGAAGTGTGTAGGGTTCTTGCTGATACCGAGTATGCCAAATACCCGTGTGGTGAATCTCCACGAGGGATCACCTACGATGATTACGTGCGTAGAACTAGAAACAACTAGGCCCCCCTGAGCATTTGTTTCATCAGCGCAATCTCATTTACCTGATTCTGAATTATCGAGTAACACAGCGACTCGACGTCGTGCGAATCTACACTTAAGAGCATTTTCTTAGACATTTTCACCGCCATGTCGTGATGGACAATCATTTGAGAGAGAAATGTCTGTTCTTCTGGAGTCAGTAATTCTTTTTTCATTCGTAGCCCCACATTTGCGCCAAGGTTGGTCTAGACGGAGAAATACCACGACGCCTCTGTTCAGCTGCCAATTGCCTACTAGTGAGACCCGCCCAAACTCCGTGCATATCTACCGTAGGGAACTCAAGGGCGTACTCCAGACATTGTTCCCTGACCCGACATTCTGCACACATCGCCCTAGCTGCCACGATGTAAGTAATGTCTTTATGTTCTTTGGGGAACATCATTACCGTTTTTCCTTTGCAGGATGCTTCGTCCATCCATGCGTTTACTGAATCATTCTGATTTTGTTCGTTTTCCATTTACCTTTGTCCGTGTCGATGGGGTGGCCATTGACGCTTCCTGAAAAACAACATTGTATGGATAACCGCTATGGGGGTCATTTTTTGCCGCAACCGCAATCGCTTTAATTGCGTTCTTTTTTGCCTGCTGGAGTGTTTGTAGTTTGGGGCACAGAATCCCTAGCGCACCTAATGCATACGCGGCCCCCGTACCAATGGCATAAACTCCACCACTGTCAGAAAACCACGAGTAATCATTATCCACCTGATAGATGACGCGATTTATCGCAACCAAGAGGGTAGATCCAGCTTCGATTGAACGCGAAATGTTTGAGTCCGGGGGCACGTAGGAGTAGCCATTTGTCTCGTAGCACGACCGAAGGGCGGGTATGAATTTCGTAGTAAAAAACTCATCTAACTTTTTACCGCGCAGTGACGGGGGTGGCATTGGTGGCTGAAATGCGTATGTAACGATGTTGATGGCCCTCACATCGCCGGAGACCCCAATATGGTACGAGCCAACGGAGGCAATCTTTGGCATTGACGATGGGAGGGTTTGAATGCTCGATGTGTAACCATCAGGATCAACTGTCGATATACGACTGTCGGCACACAGAACGGCGTAACCGTCGCCACATATGCCGACAATGGTTGTCATTTCAGGAGACCTGATTTGCCTGCCGCTGAGATGAAATAAACTCTTTGCCACGGAACATACCCCAGCCAGAGTAGATAGGCATGCATTCGTATGAGAACTTATGATCACCGCTGTCTTCGTACATTACAATCCCCAGACCCTGCTGCCAGTTCTCGTGGCGCGTCAGTGGTCGTCCGTCCAAATCAACGCCGCCCTTGGTGCTGGGGATCGCCCCATCGATCCGTGCTAAACACCCAGGGGACGCGGCCATGATTGTCCGTGGCCCATCCCAATCTTCGCGTGTCTTGAACGCACATTCGATACGGTGTATGTGTCCGTAAATCACGCTGCTTTTCTCTGCGTTCAGATAAACGTGAGCCGTGGATCCAGAGCTCTTGACACGGTCGCCATGAATAATGCGAAGCTTCTGGTTGACCCAAATGTCTGATGCCGGATATCCTGGTCTGTACTCTACGCCGAACTCGTCCATTCGGCACAGGTAAGGAACGGACATAACGGGCCAAGAGTCGGGCGTATTGCCCTTTCGAAGACCATATGCGGCACCAGCATTCTGAACGATGTACTTGGGCATGCGTTCTTCATGATTTCCGGCAAGCCAGACGATCTGCGCATTGGGGGCAGCGTGGCGCATTTCCGCGCAAAAAGTTGTCGCACGGTCAATCGTCGCCTGCGTGGTAAGCGCATAGCTCGGATAGGTGACGTACTTCCCCATTTCTGGAAGATCGAGGTTGTCACCAACACAAACAATCAACTCTGGCTTTAGGTACTTGATGACGTTCAGCGAAACACTAATTGCCTCTTCGTCGTGGGTTGGCTCCAGGCAGCTCTCTTTGTTGCGGTAATAACCGAACTGGATATCGGGAACAACGACGCATGTCTTGAATGAGTCTGATGTGCGTGGTGATGACGTATTTTTCGGGAGCTTAATCTCGGGACCACGCTGAATTATCTGCCACTCGGGCCCGGATTCCCATTTGGGGGAAATTTGAATGGCGGCGAGATCGACTACCTGGGCATCGCCGTTCTCGTCTTTGAGCATTGACTGGTAAATGGATATTCTTTTGATATCCCCGACTTCGTCAATGTCGATATTCTTGGATGCGAGTAAATCAGCGATTGCTCCCAATGTTTTGGCTTTGGCTTCTTTGCTTTTTTCTTCGTTAATTTTACCCGAAAGACTCATTCTGTCTCCCCTGCGAAAAATCCACACTTACATCTCTTGGTGTTCGTGGCGCAAATACGTGCTGTCGTGAGAGAGTCACGCCCAATCGGTGTACCCTCGTCGGCAAGTAGACGTTCAAGTGCTCGCAACGACACCGACTGAGTTACGAGTGCGTCAACGAGTGCAATTTTGTCGTTTTCTGACATGGCACCAGCGATGACCGCAAATTTGCAGGCCTTCGCCGTTCCACCATTTTGCTGCAGCAGAAGAATTTTATCCGACAGCATATCCCCTCCGTTGGTTATCTATCTAGGAGTACACTTGGTGTAACCTCGAATAAGGATCATACGCGGAGTTTGGGGTAGAGATCAATGAGCATTGACAATTTGTTAAGACTGTGGTCTGGCGATAATGAATACACTAGCAAGCCGTCCATCCTGTCGACCAATATGAAGGTGCTGATGTTGATCACGTTAGACCCAGGCATGACGCAGGTCGCGATGGCTGTGACTCTTGGCGTATCGGAGGCGGCAATTGAAAAAGCGGTTGCAAATTTACAAAATTTCGGTATCGTGAATACACAAAAAGTTGGCAGACGTAACCAGTACGAGGTAAATCTGTCCGCTCTCCACAATCATCAAGACTTTATCGCCTTAAAGGAATTTTTCGATCATGTTCAAAAAGGATTCAAACACTCATAGCCTACTAATGGTGGCTAAAATGTTACGTAAGCCGTTCGCTGAGTCGGACATTACGTATATTTTGGGAGTTTTCGATGGACCAGCCAAGGTCAGGCGCTCGGCAAATTTGCTCGTTGGGCTGGGATATCTAAGTGTCTGCGATGATGGTAAATGGGTTATTACTGAAAGTGGCGTAGAGGCAGTTTATGCCAATGCCCTGAAGTCAAGAAGTTCAGACTCTCGCTAATTATTTCCACCCATACGGGATTGCATCCAAGCGTGGAATACCTCGTCATTCAGTGGAACAAACCATAGTTGGGACTCGTCCAGGTCGGTGATGTCGCCAACGAGGGACCAGCAAATATCCAGAACTTCATTAGCCATACATGAACCTACGTTGCAATCCATGCCGAAACGCTGAATGAAGTATTTTACGGCACACCCATGTCGTGGCGAATAGCACGCCGCCTCCGTGGAACCCATGTGTGGGCAAGCTACGTCGTAGACTTCCAGCTCAGACTTGACAATGCGCAAGAAAATTCGATGACCGTCATTGTTCCACAGCATCTCGCTGTCATGTATCTGATCGGCCACCCGGCGTCCTTTGTTGAGATTTATCTTTTTCGCCCACATTTCTGGCGTTGAGGAACTCACCGTATCACGCCGTGCTATTGTCCTCAGCTTCGTGAAATACGGCTTCCATTTCCTCTGGAGATATTGTACCGTCATTTAGGTATGCTCTGGCTAAACCTTCGATCACCTGTGCGACGCTGCCAAAACCGGCCATCATGACTGCTTTCCACAGTGGGATATTGGTGATTGCTCCAGCGCCGACAACACCCAGACCAGATACAGTAAAGGTAGCCAAAATCCTGTAAAGGACTGGTTTCATATTATTTGAAAATTTCATTTTTTTCTCCCCATGATATTTATGGTGCTTCTAACTATTATTCCAGAAATGAGTAGAGAAATAATAAATAGGATCCACTTTACATGGAGCCGATTTCCAGTAATTGGAAGTATTGACGGGGATTGCTGTTCGTCAGTTGGTGCGGCTGCCGGAGCTTGCGTGGTCGTCCCTGGGGTTGTAGCCAATGTTGGTTCCGTGGTTATTGGGGCGATAGTCGTGGTTGGGGGTTCGGTCGTCGTGGTTGGGGGTTCGGTCGTCGTGGGTGCTGCTGTAGTGGTGGGCGGTGCAACCCAGGTGACTGTCGTTGATACGGTCTTGACCACGCCGTTGACAGTTGCTGTCGCCGTATAGACGTTTGTACCAACAGATGAAGTATTTATTGTAATTGTTGCCACGCCCGATGAATTAGTTGTTGCAGTAAATGTCTGCCCTGCGTCTGGACCAGTGCTTACAACCACACTTATCGTGACTCCAGCCTGGGGCACCCCGGCAATAGTTTGTGCGGTCGCCGTAATGGTCAAGGGGGTTCCCGCAGGTGGGTTCTCTGGGCTTATTGTGAGCGTTAACGAACTAGGCAGAGACACTTCGCCGCCACCGATAGAAACTGCCTTACGTGAAGAAGAGGCCGATGGGTACGGGTAATCAACCAGCGTCTTTAGCGTCCCCACATTGCCGGTAAAGTATCCGTGCCAACACGCGGCGACAATTGTATTGCTTAGACCAAAGTCGGCTATTCCATCGGCGGTGGCCTCCGGCCCGCCATTGCAACCACCGTCATTAAACACCGCGCTTGGGAGCAGGGCGGTTAACCAGCCATATGGGTTGTAACTGGCAAAAAGTCCGCCCCCAGAGTTGACGAAGTCGGCAATCTTTTCGGCGTTGGAGGTGAAAATCGTATTGACGGAAGCACTGCGTCCCCAATCGTCTGGAATCCAAATCATACGTGGTGAATCGGAGGTAATCCCAGTTGCAAAAAATGCATTAAGTTCGGTTGTCGTAGTAACGAATTGGACTGTTGGGGCAGTTGAGAACCCGGCAAGAAATTTCGTAGATAAAAGAGTATTCCAGTTATTCCCACATCCACCAGCATTGGTGATACTTGCTATGCCAAGGATGGCAATTTTGCCATTATTGCCAGGCATAGACGACTGGTCGTACACACTCTTAACTACTTTGGCAATGTATTGGTCGGTATTCTCGCCGTAAGCAGCATGGCAAACAGGGTCCATGCCATCAAGAACAATTGGGCCACCGCCACTACTTGTCGCGTAAGCGGGTGCTTGTGGCGTCGAATATAGCGAAGATACCATCCCAAGCAAACCAAAAGCACCGATTAGACATAATAAGACACGACGTAATGCCCTCATTTATTTTCCCCTTTAACTTATTGCACAACAAATTATTGATCAAATTCGCCCTTCGCATGGTCATTGATATGACCATCAACTTTGGTCTCAATTCGTGACAGTGATTCAAGAACAATATTGTGGTCAGTTTTATTCTCGCGACGACCCTTTTCTACCAGGGCGACGAGAATGATGCTTACGGCACCAATTAGGGCAACCACAACCTCAATCATTCTTCGGCTGTTTCTGTGTTTTGAGATTCTTCCGAAACTCTTTTCCCGCGACCCTGAATCATCAATCCAGCAAGTGTGCCCGTAATGAAGGTAGCCACATTCGAAAGCACCCCAAAGAACATCTTGTCATTTTCGGCCTGGGCCCCAATCGGCTGAGTCACAAAAATGAGTGCGTAGAGGATGGCCAATGTTGTGGTTAGTAGCACTGAACCAAGAATGCATCCAATGACAAACTTAAGACGAGCATCAAGTTCTTCTTCCGTGTACCTGCGTTTATTCGTCATTGGCCACCCTCTTCGGTCCATCCAAGAATGTCTTCCGTGCAGGTCCCCGTCACCTTGCATGCGGGAGGATTGCATTCTTCGTTCTCCCAGTTGTCGGGGTCCTGACATGAGTATCTGAAGTTTCCGTCGTATCCACATGACGAAAGTGTTCCTAAAGAAATTGCTGCTAGTGAAAGTAGCAATATTTTAATTTTCATACTGCCCCTTTATTTTTATGTCAGAACATCTTGTCCCATGTGACAGGACCGATAATGCCGTCATCCTTCAGGCCGTTTGCCTTCTGCCATGCCTTGACTTTTGCTTCAGTGCCAGGACCGAAGTCGCCATCAGCCTTAGCACCAACAATTGCCTGAACCAGCATGACTGCGGGTCCCTTTGAGCCCTTCTTGACCGGGCTTCCCGGGTACTTAAACTCCATCGGACCGGCCTCAACTGAACCGCCAGATGGCGCGATTGCCTCCGTGGGCGCGGCTACGGAACCATCGGGTGCGGCGTCACCGAGGCAGTACTGCCAGTGCCATGCTTCAAATTCCTTGGAGTTCTTATCGCCGGTCTGTAGATAGAAGCCCCACTTAGGGGCGTTGGCACACATCCATTCGAAACAGGCACCGCCCATTGACTGTAGTTTTCCGCCAGCCTCGTAGCCGAGGTCGATGGCGAGCCCCCAGCCGTGATTAGAACCCTTTAGGCCGGTCGGGTCCGGTGCAGCCGAAGGGGCCTTGCCCGGCTTGAGATACCAGGTCTTGCCCTGATACTGGCGCGTCACCTGTGGCTTGCGCCCCTGGTCGGTCGTGGTATAGCGGTCCATGAACATAGACAGCTGTCCCTCAAATGAGCGGTAGTCGCCAACATTCTTAAGTTTGTGTCCGGCAGCGAGGGCAGCGTCGTACATCTTATTGAACTGCTCGGCAACGGGGGCATACATCTGGCCGCCGGTTTTAACCTTGGCAAGAAGGTTCGCGGGCAATTGACCATTTTTATGCGCCTTTAGGGCGGTGGGCACAACAAGCTTGATATAGGGGTAAATCATCATCATCCTCCAAATACGGATTGCTGAAAAATTATACCCTATGTGTCAGATTTCTCTTTCGACTCCCTGTGTTTAGTTAGCATTATTTGAGCGATATTAATAATAGTTGACGCAATGAAAATCTTCAGTCCTATTGATTGTGTTGGTCCACTCAGGGTGATCAAGACGAGGATCGTTCCTGACAATGTCCAGTTCATCTCGGTGATCGAGTCCCAGAGCAAATTAAAAAACTTCTTGACTAATTTCATTATATTCTCCCTTTTCTTGATGCAGCACCCGGTGCTGCAGAAACAACAACTGCCGCGGCGGCAATCAGGACACGTCTCTGGCCAACGGGTATGTTGGAACCAAGTGGAACGTATGTATCCACATTCCCGGCAGCAAAAATATTAATCTCTTCCTCAAAGGCTTCCTTGACTTCAGTTGGGGCGTCCTGGACTGCCTCAACCAGCGCGGCGGCCTCCCCATCTGAAATATCATCAATAGGGACAGTGCTGAAGATTTCCGTAGCCTGGTCGCCGGTAATTGACTCAAGAACTGCTCCGCTCGTGGCAATGCTCAATGACTGTTCTTCGGTTAGGCCATTCTCAATAATTGAGTCAATTGCGGCAGCGACCTGTTCATCGGAAACGTTGTCACTGCCGAGCACATCAACTAGTTCATCGAACGCTGCATCAGAAATTGGTTCATCCAAGATCGCATCAATGACCGAATTAAATGCCTCGTCACTAAGTGGTTCTTCGAAGACCGTATTAAGAACTTCCGCAAATACTTCATCACTGATGTCCGCAGTAAATACCTGGTCGACAACTGCGGCGATTTCCTCATCAGACAGTTCTTGTACAAATACCGCAGATACCAATTCTGTCAGTGCCTCATCAGATAGGTCTTGGCTGAATACTTCGGCCACGACGGCAGCAAACTGCTCCGAATCAATGTCTGACGTAAGTAGGTCAGCCGCTACTGCGACTAGTTCTTCTTCGGAATCTGCGTTAGTAAGCGCATCATTGATGGCGCTCGCTAGTTCTTCGGGCGATAGGTCACCGGAAAGTATGTCGTCGATAACTGCGGACGTATCCGGCCCTTCTATCGGTACATCGGGCGTCGTGTCTGGCGTTTCTTCTTCTGGGGCTGATTGAGGTACGGTTGTTTCGGGTGACGTTGTGGCAACTGAACTTCCGGTTCCTCCATCAGGACCTCCATCGGTATCATCTGGTACTTCAGGTAGTGTAGCAGAAGGAGGTGTAATAAAAGGTTCTGTAGTTGTTGGGATCTCTGGAAGCGTGGCAGTTGGAGGAATATCGGTAATTGGTTCTGTGGTTTCCGGAATTTCTGGAATAGTTGTTGTGGTAGTAGAAGTAGTGGTTGTCGTAGTTGTAGTAGTTGTTGTGGTAGGCGGAGTGGGATCAATCACCACGGCATCAACAGTTGCTTCAGGTCCGTACATGCAAGACCCTTCACCCTCTCCGACACACGGCGCTGTCCCTGCCTGAATCTTGAATCTCACTGGTCCGTATCCAGTTGTTCCAGGCCACATCCACGGACCGAGGCTGTATGAGGTGTTTGCGGCGTATGTCCACACCCCCCAACCACCAGTTTCTGCTTCATCAACGAGGTCAACAAACGAAATGTTGTACATATATGGAGCAGTATTGCTTGGTGTTGGGGCATCCCAATTCAGAACAACATTTCCATCGTTGTTCGCTACTGCGGTGAGATTTTGAACAGGGTTAAAGTATGGGGCTATCGTTGTAGTTGTAGTACTTGTAGTTGTCGTGGTTGGTACAACAGCGTTCTGTGTAAAAGCAGATGCGGGGACTATCTGCCATCCCGAACCTATATCCCAGTAGAGGGTCGTACTGGCTCCGCCACCATTTTCGTAATACCAATATGTGATTGGCTTGGAGACTCCAGCACTAAAGGAAACGTATTGTGACGGGTTACCCCAGCCGCCCTTGTCAAACCAGTTATTGTCTATTAAATCATTGTCTACATAGAGTTTTGTTCCGTCATCTGCGGCGGGCAGGAACCTAAACGAGCCAGTCACGGGCAAGGTTATGTGACCTTCATACTTAACAATAAAGTCTTCTTCCATGTTGAATAGCGGTGCGCTGTCAAAGTTCTGATTAATCTGAGTGAGGGTGGTGGTGCCAGCGACCGGACGACCGCTTACCGTAGGTAGCGGAGGTGAAGTGTTGTAGCCGAAGTTGTTGTAAACGGTTACCTTAAGCCCGTCGGCAATCGAGGCAGCGCTATGGGCGGGAGCAAACCAAGCTAAAAGACAAATAAGCCAAAAACCCCACAGACCACAACGATGGTGACGCCCTACAAGCATCATGTGCCTCCCTTTATACATTACTACTGTATCAAAGGTGCGGCTATTTTACAATAACAATCTATTTATTGAACCTTATGTCTAGCTCTGTCTTGTATTGCTCTGCCAAGAAATCTACATTTTTCAGTATTAGGGCATTGTGCTGACGTTGTGCTGTTTTGGGCGAAATGTGTTGCTTGTAAATCATTTTGGGAATGTGGCAACACTGCGTCTTGAGGAACGTTCTCACGCATAGGTCATAATCATCCGCAACCTTCAGGTTCCAGTCATGTCCATTGAGTGCTCGGTAGACGTCGGCGCGCCAGGCGCGTACATGGTTGGGGGCAGAAACAATATGTCTCATTGTGACGGTATTGAGTTCTGGCGCACGCATCGCCCAAACTCCCGCCTCGGTGTCCCAGTAGTCACTTCCGTAGCCAAATGCCCAGCCGTTGGGATAGCGCCCAGACTGACCATCGGGGAGGATTTCACACCAGTCTGAGTAGACGAACCCAACGTCGCTATTATCAGAAAACGCGGAATTGATAAGAGCGAGGGCATCTGGCATCAATTCATCGTCGTGGTCCAGTTCGACAAGAATGTCTCCCTTGGCAACCATGAATCCGTTTCTCTTTACTTCTCCGATGGAACCAGAGTGAACGTGAGAGCGGTGCATGGTAAGTTTATAGCGTTCGTCGGCGCAGAAGCCATATAGTTGCCGCCAGGTTTCATTGTTTGTTGAGTCGTCCCAAACAACCCATTCCCAGTCTGTGAATGTTTGTGATTTTAGGGAAGCCCAAGTACGGGCAAGAATTTCCTGGGGGGTGTTGTATGTAGGCGTAATGACGGAAATCATGCGGGGTGCACGTGAAACTCTGGCTGGCATTCAAGGAATGAACTGAGGATCAATTTGTCCGAAGACACCGTCAACAAGGACTCATGTGGATACATCCAGTGTGCCGGAAATACAACAACCCCGCCCTTTTGGGGTTTGACTTTGACGTCTTGATAGGGAAAGTAAGTTTCGCCACCTTCTTCAACAGTGTTGATGTAGCAGACAATGGCCCCAACTCGTCGATGTACCCGGTATACCCACTGTTGGCCATCAACATGTTCGCGGTAGTACCCGTTATTCTGTCTGTACATTTGCCACAGGTAGCCTGTATCCGCTATTCCTGACGCCTCGTTAAGGTACTTAAACCTACTCAGATATTCTGAAACTACTGGTCGCAGTTCTTGGTAAATCAATTCATCAATGCGTGAACGCTCCGCTTTGACAGACGCATCAGTTTCTGGATCATTCCAGTGGCCTTCCTGATCCATTGTGTTCTTCCACTTTTCGCCACTTGGCGTCAAACTTTGGCCTGAAATTGTTACACCAGGCCGAGCCATGTCAAGATTGTTGTAGTAAAACGACCAAACCGTGTCGCATAATTCATCACTCAGTCCCTGCTCGTAAAAGATGATTCCGTTGCCGTAATCTTTCGGTCTCATATTCTCCTCAGTTTGTCAGCGCTCGATAAAACATCATGACGTTAGGATACAGCATCTTAGTCTTAAGCCAGGACTTAGTCAAGTCGTCAATTGGACTAATTTCTGAGCTGTGCGGTTGCTGGCGAGCGTTATCGTCCCCGCGAAGGTATCGATAGATATGCATTGGTCCTTGGGACTCAATACTGTTCTTGACAGCATCCGGCATTCCTAGTTTCTCAAAAAACTGCTTTGACGCAACAGCCACATTTTCGGTTGAGTTCCACGGTTCATCTGTCATTGAAGCCCACTCAAGCATAAGTTTTAGTAACGGAAAAATGCTCCTCGAAGCAGCGGGCAGGTCGCCTTCGTTGAGAACAAAGTTTTCATTGTCATCATGTTGGCCAGCGTAATACTTGCAATACAACAGATGACCAACACTATCTACTGAGAGAAGTACGAAGATTGATTCAATATCAGATTGACTAACTGGCTTCAAGCAATTACCAACCCCGGCGGCAACCTGACCGGGTCGCAAAAATGTTGACGGTACATTTCTTCGTCCGGTATCGCATCTAGCCGGGTCGTAATTTGCCATTGGTTCAGAACCAACAAACTGAAAAATCCCTTGCGTGCTAGACGGCGCCCAGTCAAGCAAGTGTTTTACCTCGTCGTAATACGTACAGTTTATGTGGTAGTCAGTTTCTTGATAGGTCAAAATTAAACTGTACGACCTGATTATTCTCGTAAGCCCTAAAAACAGATTGCCTCGATCATCGTGAAAGACACCATAGAAGTCGGGGGACAATAGTTTGCTATTTGCTGTGTTAAACAGTTTAGTTGCGGTGTAGTCAACTTTATGAAACTCATTTGAGCGAACAGCACTCATGTCGTGAAGAGCTGGATAGATGTATTCGTAGTGAGAAATGTCCATCATTCACCTGGGACCATATGGCCAAATAGTTGGTCGATGAATAATGAGGTCCTCTACCCATTCATTAAATTCGTCCGACATATCCGGTATATCTGATAGTGGGGCACGCATACGCGCATTCGTGAGGCCGCGCAGATATCTGGCGACTTTTTGGTCTGGGACGGAGGTCCACAGCCAATTTTCAATGTCTTCTGGGATTTGAATTTCTTCAACGAATTCACTAGCAACAACTGCCAATTCTTCGTTATTTCCCATGTTCTCATGCACCCAAGCCCACTCAAGAATTCCACGGAATAATTCTTGCAGTGTTCGGGCGTTACACTCCGAATGCTCCATGCTATTAGCTTCGTTTGCTGAATTAAAGTATTCAAGAAAAACGATAAAGCCTTTTTCAGTTTGAATCGGCACACGAAATACTTTGCAGTGCGTCAAGCACGTGTAATGGTCATTGGTTGTTCCATATGGCTTGTCTGTTGAGCCACAGGAACATCTCTCGGTATCGTAATTCCACTCGTGGAATCCGCTGGGTAGATAGAAATTTCTCGGTGCACCATTGTCGCACCTATTAAAAGGCGCATTTGTTTTCTCATCAATGTCTGCTTCAAAGCGAAAGTTTTGAACTGCTTTACAGAAACTAAATAGGCCACGCCGGTCGGTTAGGCCAATTTCACGGAAGTAGTAGCCCATTCCGTACTCATGTGTTGGGTGAACTTCAAGCATAATGACTCCTATGACTTGATGATAAAGCAGATTGATACAACACTAACCGAGTGGGTGTGCTGTCCGGCATTACTTGTTGTTGGGGTATTAGCGCTATTGGACCACAGATGGCTATGGGTGTTTTGGGTCGCATTGCCAGTCACGGTGTGGGCGTGGCCATGGTTTTGGACTCCGCTGGAGTGTTCATGAGACGCGTTATCGGCGCTTGTGGCACCATGATCGTTGAAGGCATGTGCCGTAAACCCTGTGTTAGCATTAGCTCCAGTCGCTGACAGTACCTCGTGTCTGTGCACGTTTGATACAGCGTTAGTTGAATGGTGATGGGTATAGTCAGATGCATTTAGCGAATGTTGATGGTCTCCACCGGCTTGGTAGGTGTGGTCATGGTTTCCGCCGTCTACATTTGTACCAATAGCATTAGTGGCAGTAAAGGCAGAATGTGTATGTACACTTGTTTGAGCAGCATAACTAAACGTTGTTGTTCCAGCATTAGCACCGCTGGCAATACCAATTGGGATTACGGCGGACATATTTGGTACTCGAACATGTCCAGCAGTTTCTCCGCCAGTGTTGTATCTAGTGCTTAGGACCTGGCCTAGTGTCGAACTGCTAAGTACCTGTTGGCCATCGCACAGAAGCCAGCCATGTGGGACGCTCGTTGATGAACCACCCCACATTTCCATCGTTCCAACTGGAACATGATAACCGGCGACATATTTAGTGCCGTTGTAGAGAATAACCTGACCGTCGACTGGCGAGGCAATATCAACCTCAATTGAGTCAACTTGTACTGTTGATGGTGTGCGAAAAGTTGACTCAGCCATTATTGATACCTGATGTAAAACCAAATGCCGGTCACATTGCCACTATGGTCGTGTTGCTGGGTTGTTGTGTTGCTGGTCATCTGGTAGTTGTGAGACGAATGATCTCCGCCCGCTGAGCTAGTCGAGTGGTAATGAGTATCGCCAAGATTGGCGTTATGGTTATGATTGCCTGATGGCCCTCCAATACCGTGATTGTGGTTTCCGGACGCATTAGTAGTTTGATCATTTCCACCAGAATTACTACGAACGAATGTGTGGTCATGCGATGTAGAGTTACTTGATGGGTTGTGTGAATGACTACCGCCACTTTGGTTTCCGCTGGTCCATTGGTGAGAGTGGAAGGCTGATTCTCCTGCGCCGCCTGAATCATGGTTATGTCCGGTGCTACCAGACCCTTCAGTAAGCGTGATAGGGAAGGTATGACTATGGTCCACCGTAGCGGTTGTTCCGCCAATATTGATTGCTATTGTTAGTGAGGTGTTTGTGTTGCTGGCGTACGGAAAAACTGCGTTACTGAGATTAGGAAGGGAAAAACTATTTCCGTCTACTGACCCGTACTTTGTATCAATGGCGGCAAAGAGCGCAGCGTAAGTTCCGACTCTCGCTAACGACTGGCCGTTACAGATTATGTAGTTGGTAGGCGTTGACACGCTTGGGAACATTCGAATCGTACCTACTGGCACCGCACGCTCGGTTGCCACAAACGCGGCACTAGATGTTTTATACATCAGTGCGGCATTGTTGATAGCACCCGTCGGGTCAATCACTACTCCCGATGTGGTGAGCGTCGTTGGGATGATGAAATCGGATACGGCCATGGTGAATCAGGTCTTTATGATAAACAGTGCTTGCATGACCGTCATTGTGCCGTGATCATGATTACCGATACTAGTGTTTTGACCAGAGGACTGTAGGGTGACCGCGTTATGTGTGTGCGCATGGCTCAGCGAGGTAGCAGCAATCGCCCCGTGCGTGTGATTGTTGCTAAACCCCACGCTGTTGTGAAAATGGTTTGCGTTAACTGAGTTGAGACCATGCGTGTGATTTGAGTCTGAGTAACCTGTAAATTGGTTTACGTTAGTTCCTTGCTTGTAACCGGTGTTGTGAATATGCGCTGCGCCGCCGCTTCCCATGTTTCCTCCGTGGCTGTGGTTGCCTTTATCGGAGTTGATGGAGTGGTTGTGATCTATGCTCGGTCCACCGCTTTGATTGTGAGAATGTGCTAGTGAAACGGCAGAACCGTCAGTCCCATAAGTTGCCGTGTGTTGGTGGTTGTGCGTAACGACGGAACTTGTTGATGTATTTTGCACCGTTGTTGTTGCGAGTGTTGTGGCAATTGGAAGTCGGCTTACAAAGTCTGGTACTCGAACATTTCCAGCAGTTTCTCCGCCAGTGTTGTATTTAGTTCCGAGAACTTGACCTAGCGCTGAACTGCTAAGTACCTGTTGACCGTCGCACAGAAGCCAGCCGATAGGCACCGTACTTCCTCCGTACATTACAACTGTGCCGACCGGTGTTTCTAATGACGGAGTAAAAAGACCCGTTGATGTTGAATATGTGAGTACTTGGTTTGTGGTGGTTGTGCCCTGCAAATCAATTGTGCGTCCGTCAATGTTGAGGTCATCTGAAACTTGAAATGTTCTGGCAGCCATGACTATACCATCACAAACTTCTGAAGTTTTGCAGTTACGTTAGTTGTTGCTGCATCACTGGCAGATATTAGCAGCCTAAAGTTCGGGTTTGAGTAATCTGCAGTGACGGAAACACCACTAATTGAGCCACCAGTTTCAATAACCGCATACTCAACAAAGTCAACATCAGTATCCGCGCTATTGGGGTTAACTAGAATTTTTGACAATCGACGCTTGCTGCCCTGCGTCAAGCGAAGGGTGTACTCAATTGCCAGAACGCCGCTTGCCGTCATTGAGTCGACAACAGTTGCGGTGCTGTTTGCAGTAACTGTATTGTCGCCAGACTCTCCAGTAACCTGGAACGAGTTGCCCATTACTGCTGCGGGAATTGTCCCAGAAAGGTTCCCGGCTGTCAGGTTCGTTAGGTTCGCTCCGGAGACTGCTCCAAACGAACCTGACCACGTACCGCTGGTGATTGTTCCAACCGAAGTCAAACTTGAGGCAGTAACTCCAGAACCAAGCGTTGAGGAACTTAGTACGGTAGTTCCATTTATCTCATAAACTTTGCCAGAAACGAGATTAAAGTCCTCCGACGAGGTCCACGCTGCTGTTGCCGAAACCCACGTGAGCGTCTTGTCTGTAAGGCCCTTTAGTGTGATTCCACCGCCATCGGCAGTTGTGTTATCTGGACTGGCAACGGAACCGAGTTCAATATTTTTATCGTCAACAGTTATTGTTGTTGCGTTAATTGTGGTTGTCGTACCATTGACGGTCATATTTCCGGTAACAGTCAAGTCATTACGAACGGTAGTTGTTCCACTTGTAGCGCCAATCGTTAGCGATGTTGCGGCTCCCGCGAAGTTGACCGTAGTTGCCGTTGTGTTGATGAGGTCAAACGAAGAACTACCCGTGGTCAAACTGGTTGTAATTGCTGGTGATGTTCCAAATACCAGTGCGCCGGAACCGGTTTCGTCAGATATAACCCCAGCCAGTGCTGATGATGTCGTGGCGGCAAATTGCCCTAGTGTTCCGGTAGTCAGGGCGACATTCGTAATCGCACCACTACTTCCATTGACGGTCGTAACGCCAGTTGATGAGGTGAGATACGTAGCCGTGTCAATGGTCCACGTTTCAGAACCATTCGTTTTAAGGAAACCAGAAGAGCCGGTTAGGGCGGCGATAGCCGAAAGGTCGGCGTCATATGCCTGAACATCTGTTCCAATAGCAAGACCAAGTGTTGTGCGTGCAGTGCTCGCGTCGGCATCGTCTATTAACGAACGTCCGAATGAAGATAGCGTAGTCGTTGCGGCAGTTCCAGAGCCAGTGAAATATGGCAAAGCATCGGCTGCGCTTGTTAACCCGGCCAGCGCTGCCAGTTCTGCATCGTAGGCCTGAACATTGGTGCCAATAGCAAGACCCAGGTTGCTGCGCGCGGTGGCGGTATCTGTGGCGCCAGTTCCGCCATATGCTACGCCAACCGCGGTTCCTTGCCAGACTCCCGTACCAATTGTCCCCACCGAGGTGAGGCTTGAGGAAACAACCGTTGAATTAAGTGATGTTCCGGTAAGTGTTCCGGCTGCTGCAGTAATTGTTTGCGAACCAGCGCTCGTCAATGAAATGGATGTTCCGTTAAGTGAAATACTTGTATTCGAAAGAGATACGGCAGCGCTTGATGCTTCGCCAGGGGTATGGGAAACACTAATTCCAGTTCCCGCCGTAACATCGGCTACATAGTTTCCAACAGTGTCAGTCCCTAAATTGATTGGGTCATTGACCCAGGTTCCTGCGTTGTATTTAAGGAAATCACCAGTTGCTGGCGTTGTTATAGCAACATCTGATAGGTCATCTATCGACCCTGTGGGTCCTGTCGCCCCCTGAACCCCCTGCGCGCCCTGACTTCCAGTTGCGCCTTGCGCGCCTTGTGGTCCGGTTGCTCCAGTAGAACCCTGTGGACCGGTCGCTCCCGTTGCTCCAGTTGCGCCCTGTGGCCCTGTGTCTCCCTGTGGCCCTGTCGCCCCCTGTGCACCTTGCGGACCAGTTGCCCCAGTCGCACCAGTATCACCCGTGGCTCCCGTGGCTCCCGTGGCTCCCTGTGAGCCCGTTGCCCCTTGCGGACCCTGTGGCCCTGCTGCTCCCTGAGGACCCGTGGCTCCTTGGGGTCCTGCATCGCCCTGAGCGCCCTGAGGGCCGGTTGAACCCTGAGGTCCTTGCGCACCAGTTGCTCCCGTCGCACCCTGAGCACCCGTTGATCCCTGTGGTCCCACATCACCCTGTGGTCCTTGTGCACCAGTTGCGCCGGTTGCCCCTTGGGCACCTGTCGCACCTTGCGGTCCCTGTGCCCCCGTTGCTCCGGTTGCCCCCTGTGCACCCGTAGCACCAGCGTCTCCTTGTGGACCCTGCGCGCCCGTTGCACCCTGCGCGCCCGTTGCACCTTGAGCA